TTTAAAGCAGAAAGCTTAAGATCACAGAGATATTGTGCAGAATCATTCCATTTTAATTTATCAATATTTTTAAAAATAGGAAGCTCTTTGATAAATGTATCTTCTGTATCATTACTTTCCAAAGCCTTTTTTACTATTGATAAATGTTCAGCCGCGGATAAACGAAGTTCTGCCTTGATTTTTTTATCTTCAATTTTTTTCATATCAAGATCTATGATATTAGTTTCTACAACTTTTCTCCAGTCTATCCACTTATTCATAACCTGAATCATATTTGGAACTAATATCTTTGTGTCAATGTCTTTTTCTACACTATCTGATTTAGTTCTTTCCAAAGCATAAAATTTATAATTTTCAGTCTTTATCAGATGTTTATGAATATAAGTTTCAAAATCTTCTTTTCTTCTAAAAACAACTTCAAGATCGCGCGGATTATCTTTAGTAGCATTATCATTCACATAAATTATAATACCATCATCTATAAGAGAAATCATTTTATTTTGAAAAGTAGCCGGTGAAAATCCTGGGCAATAACCTGTAATTGAAAGGATGTTTTTTCCGCCTGTTTCAGTTATATGCCAATCACATTCATATTTAATTGGCCCTTCACCCTTATCGTATAATGATGTAATTTCAGCTTTAGAAGAGATTATTTTTCCACCATATTTGTAATCTGGCCCTTTGATAAACTGCATTATATCATGTGTTGTGACGGCGTTTCCCTTCTTTAAAACAACTTTCAAGGCTTGAACGATTTCTTGAAGATTATGTTCAGGAATACGACAGGCTAAACCTACAGCAATTCCATCACAGCCATTTACAAAATAACATGGAACTCTTGTTGGAAAATCCACAGGTTCTGTTAATTCTCCACTAAAATTTGGAACTAATTCAGCAACATCATAGCATTCAAGAAATTTCATTCCAAGTTTGGAAAGTTTGCATTCTGTATAACGAGTTGATGCTGGATCATCTGTTAAAGAACCCCAGTTTCCGTGTCCATAAACAAGTGATGCATTATCATTTACCATAGTAGCCAATGCACCAGCAATTCCACTATCTCCGTGTGCATGGTATTTTCCCATTGTATCACCTACTACACGGGCTGATTTATATGTCGTTCCATCATACCATGCATGAAGGTCCATAAGAGACTTCATAATTCTTCTTTGCGAAGGTTTCAGCCCATCTCTATAAGATGGTAATGCTCTATCTTCAGCAACATCAAAAGCATATTCTTTAATGTTTTCTTTTAAAAAATCACTGGCATTTTCTTTTTTAGAAATTTGCCCACTTAAATTGTCATCATTTTTTATAAACTTATTTATCATAAATCACATTTCCTAATTTTTAGGCCACACATATTCTATTGTAGAATCTTGCGTTTGAAAACCTTTGTATTTATAAAATTCATTATCTTTTCTTAATAGATTTGATTGATGAGAAATATGAAATTCAGAAGATTTATTCCATGGAGGATCACAATCTTTTACTTGATTATTTGTACAATAATCTGAAAATATTTTAGAAATTTCATATTTAGAAAACCAATCTAAAAGTGTATCTTTATATCCACGTGAAATCCATTCTTCACATATTATTTTAGCATAGCGTATAAGGCTTTTTTCGTAGCCCTTCCACATTTTCACAGCAGGATGATTAATCCAACCATGATTTTCTACAAGGGCTAAAATAATTTGCTTACATTCAACCCTCTGTTTTCCTAATCTTTTCATATCAAGACATTTTGCTGATTTTTTGAAATCTTCAAATGGCAAAAATGTTTGCATTAGTTTTCTCCTAAAAATTCTATTTTAAAATTGTCTTCTGTTAATGCAACATCTGGCGAAAGTAGACTATGTGTTGCGATTATTCCAATGTTTTTCTTGTTGTTTTTATTGGTATTAACATCAAAAATTCCATATAGCATTTGCCATATTGTCCAATGACGTTTTGTCATTCCATCAGTTTCAATTAAAAGCTTTCCATTTTCGTCAAAAAATTTATAAATTTTTTGATATTTATGACAGGTATAGAAGATCTTACACAAATTGTCCCATAAAGAATATGACATTGTGATTTGATATTTATCTGAAGTCTTTTGCTTAATTAAATAATCTTGAATATTTTTTGGAAATATAATTTTATAATCAAATGTATTAAGATTATATCTTACTTTATTTTTTTCTTCCCTTCTTTTAGAAATAAGTTGCTTTTTTCTTAATTTACTAAGGCTTTCTTCTTTAGTTTCCTGTTTTATATAACTGCTAGCTGAACTTATATATTTTAAAAATTCTTCATAAAACTTATCAGTCAGTCTTTCTCTAAAACAAGTTTCATTGTAGTAATCATAGTATTTAAAAGATTTTAAAAGACTACCATAATAATAATATTTATTATTATCATGAATTTCTTTATATTTGTATGTCTTATTTGTCTTTAATTCTTTAATGAATCTTTTAACAAGAAATTTCAACATACTAGTTGAATGTCTTGTCATTGGATATGGCAAAATGAAATTTTTGTCAAGCAATGTCGTTAATCTAACAATTTTTTCTTCATTTGTCATAGTGATTCCTTTTTCAAAAAAATATAAAAAATATCCACTGTTGCTGCAATGGATATTCATAAAATAACTTCAAATTAGTTCATACTATTCCCATCATCTCTTTTCTATATTGAATATCATCTCCCATTGTTTGTGAAAGAGATTTATTAATGTCTTTATCATAATCAATTTTGATAAGTTTTCTTGTTTTTGGAGACAAACATAATTCTGACATTTCTTCTGCAGAAACTTCTCCCCAGCCTTTTGCCCTTAAAACATTGTATTTCTTGATTCCTAATTTATGCATCTTGTTATCAATTTCTGCACGTGTTTTACCATAAGCTCTTTGACTATTAGCCTTAGCAATAAACAATGGAGCATCAACTCTAAATACATGTCCGTTCTTTATTAAGTCTGGCATATAATTTATAAAAAACGCCAAAATAAGATTTGCAATATGGCTTCCATCAGTATCAGCATCTGTTAAAATTATCACTCTACCGAATCTTAATTTATTTTCATCATAATTTTCTTGAATGCCGCATCCTAATGCCGCAACCAAATCTTTAATTTCTCTATTTCCTTTTGCATCATCATTCTTTGCATTAGCTTTACCGAAAAGTTCTTCAGCAGATGCTTTTTCTGCATTTATAAGTTTTCCACGAAGTTTTAATGCAGCTTGATTGCCGTCACGGGCAATTTTGAAATGTCCTCCGGCAGAATTTCCTTCAACTATAAACAATTCAAGATCTGAAGAATTTTTAAACTTTCTTCTATCAGCATCAAGAAATTTATCAGATATATATTTAGCAGCTGTATTTAATTTTGATATGCCTTTCAATAAATCTTTGCTGGCCTTCATTCTTTGCTTTTCCAACAACATCTTTTCAGCATATTTTATAATATTTTCTAAAATTTCTTTGTTTTTTCTAAAGAATTTTTCTAATGGCGGTGTAATAATATTTATCACATCAGTTTCGGCCTCAATACTAGTAAGCTCATTTTTTGTTTGAGATTGATATTGAGGCTCAGCCATTTTATAATGAATAGCTCCAACTATTCCTTCAAGAATATCTTCGTTAGATATTTTTTGTTTAGATTTTGATTTTGCTATTTCACAAATGGCCTTTTTTAGTCCATTTAGATGAGTTCCGCCCATATCAGTATTACAAATATTCACAAACGATTTAAAAGAAAACCCTTCTTTGTTTGTAAAATTTAGTGCAACATCTATATTTTCTGAACCAAAACTAAAAATAGGTTTAGTGTCCTTGTCCGTTTTTACAAGTTCAATTAACCCTTCTTCAGAATAAAATTCTTCATCAGAATCATCAATGTGAAGGTGTAAATGTAATTTCGGGCAAAGGTATCTAATGTCTTTAAGTTCTTTTCTCAATCTATTTACATCAGTATCAATTCCGTCTTTAAAAATTTTTCTATCAGGTTTGAAAATGACAATGGTACCAGTTTTTTTAACTAATTTTTTGTATTCTTTAGGCGGCAGAGAAACAGAAACAGGGCCATCTATCTTTCCTTCTTTAAATTTCTGGCAATTCCATTGATGTGAAGCATTATTGTTAGAATATGCATAAAAATATTCGGAAATTGCATTTGTGCAGCTTGCACCGACGCCATTTTTTCCAGAAGATACTTTATATGAATCTTTATTAAATTTTCCGCTTGAATGCAATTCACTAAAAACTAAAGTCAAAGCTGAAGTTTTTGTTTTAGAATTTATATCAGTTGGAACACCTCGACCATTATCAATAACAGCAATTTCATTCGTTTTTGTGTTATAGAAAATATGTGTTTCATAATTTACACCGATAAGATATTCATCTAATGAATTATCAAGAATTTCACGAAACATTCTAAATAGTGCAGGAGAATATTTACCAGTGCTTGCACCCATATACATATCAACTCTTTTACGAACTGCCGCCAATCCAGTCAAAAGTTCAATACTTTCAGCATTATAATTCTTATTCATCTATTCTCCTATCTGATTAACATTTCTTTAAAATTTTTATTTATTTTTTTAAAATTTTCCAATTCTTCTTCTTGTTTTTTATCTAATGCATACATTTCAATATCCTTTAACCATACATTCATTGAAAATAGATGTAATAAATTTGTTTCTGGAAATGTATCATATATAAAATTTGGAAATTTTTCTAAATTTTGAAAATTTAATTTAGAAATAACTGAACTACATTCTATTTTTGCATTAGGGCAAAACTTTTTTATATTATGAAAATTCTTAATAGCAACGTCAAAGTTACTTCCATTTCTAATATATTCATATTCTTCTTTTGTGACCCCATCAAAAGAAAAAACAACATTCTTGATATTAGTTAAATTTTTTGGATTTACTTCAGATAAATTTTTTTCATTAAATGTTTGAAGGTTAGTTAAAATATTTAATTTTTCAAATCCAAATTGTGTTAAATCTTTTTTCAATATTTTCTTATAGTTTTCTGAAAAAAATAAATCTCCACCGCCACCAATGGTGAATTCTATATCATCTGAATTTTTATAATTTTTAAAATTTTCTCTTTTTAAATATTGAGATATTTCATAATAGAATGTTAATAAATTATCTATTTCTTCATCAGTTAAAATGCATTCCTTAGTTTTAATATAATGATTATAACATGTAAGGCAAGAACTTGTACACTTATGCCAAATTGCACAATCAATTTCATTTATTTTTGGTTTTTTTGATATAAAATTAAATCTTGAACAATTATTATTGCAAAAAGCTAATCTATATAATTTTAAATACTTTTCAATATTTTTTGGAAAAGCTTTATATATAAATGTTTTTAAGAATGATATACTAGAAAGTGTTAAATTTTGTTGGCAACATAAATTAATTCCATTAGTATCATCAAGAATCACATTTTGATTAGCACAATAATTTTCATCAGAAAAATTATCAATTTCCGAAGGATTTGCTAAAAGCCTTATCAATTCTTGTGCATTTAAAATTTTCATTTAAGTGTATTTGCAAATTTTTCAAGATCTTCAATTGTTTTTTTACCATTTACAGCTTCATCGGTTTTCCCTGCTATATTGGAAATTATATTTTTCACCATAGTGAATCCGTTCTTTATTTCAATAATTTCTTCTGCATCAATTATTTTTTGCATATTGAACAGAAGATTATCTATATATATTTCATTACAACAATATGGATGACATGGATGTTCTTTAAAATCATTAATGTACCAAATGGCTTTTAAAATATCTTGTTTTGGTGTATTTTTTAAAGTATATCTAGAAATATACTTCCAAAAATTTCCAAGATCACAGCACAGCCATCTAGTAATTTCTATAACTTCTATACCAGTTTTACTTGATGTATAATGTGAAGGGTGCTCAACATTTTTTTTAATTTCTTCATCTGTCATTTTAATTTTCCTTTTGTATATCAAAATATAATAAAAAATTGACGTCTAAAAATAATTAGACGTCAATGAAATTCTTAAAGTTTCTTTTACGAAAAGTTCTTTATTAGTCCTATATGACCTGTAAGTTTTTGTATCATATCATCAAAAAGATTTGTAATTGCCCTATTTTGAGAATAGTTTTTTGATATAGCATCAGCAGATTGTTTATATTCTTCTATCTTAGCTATTGCGGAGGCAATATCAAATCCATCATCATGCAACTGATATTGACGATCATCAAAAGTCATAGGTGTATAAGATAAACAAATTTCAGCTAAAGAATCTCCGAAATCTCTAAGTTCATCATATATTTCATTGAACTGAGTATGATAAAAACCTTTACCACACTTTAGATGATAACAATGAACTTTTATTGAAAACATTAATGTATCAAGAAAAAAATCATACAAAGCCTTATATTCATTTTCTTTAGTCTGATTTAAATATGATAAAAAATCACCTTGAATTTCTTCACTCATTTCAATAATCCTCTGTTAAAATTTCTTCTAGTTTATTTATAACTTCTTTAGCATCATTCTTAAATTTGATAGCGTTACCGCCAGACCTAATAAAAATATCTACATTTTTTCCATAATCATCAATCAAAACAGAATTTTCAACTGCATATTTAGCTTTATCGGCTCCGTGAACAACAAAATAAATATTAAGTGGGTTTATTTTTAGGTTATTTTTTATCCATGTTTTTTTACCATTTCTGCCTTTTTCATTTCCAATTGAAGAAAGAATACAGAGATTTATATCATGACCAAGACAGTATTTATATAAGTACTTATAAAGCTTCTTTCCTTCGTCAATCCATTTTAGATTTTCCCAGAATTTTTCGCCTTCAGTATTAAGAAGTTGCCAATTAACTTTTCTAGTTTTGAGATTAAGATATTTCTTTTCCGCGGCTTCATTAGCAAAATCGCAAAGCACGCCGTCCATATCTAAATAAATATTTTCTATCATATTATTGTATTTATAAAAGTTTAAGTTTTTCCTTCTTTTTCATTTTTTCGTATTTTTTGTTGTTCATCTTAGTGAACCAATAGTTTTTGCACATCCCCATCTTCACTAACAAAAGATGACATACGTGATGTTCTTTTGGTGTAAGTTTAACTTTGTTGGATTTCTTGTTAGAGCCACCATAAGAAATGGGAATTATGTGATGTTTTTCTGTTATTCCCTCTATACAATCTCTATATTTTGCTCTTTCTATTATTGCTTCATATATAGCGGAATAGTTCATTTCTGTTCTTCCGTCTTATAGAAACCAGAATCTTCTAACCATTTTATTGCTGCATTATCTTCACTAGCCTGAATTAAAATACCATTTGATTTAAGATATAATGGTACGGCCTTGTTTATTATTCTATAAGCATCTAGAATGTGTCTTTTATCATATTCACGTATTGCAATACCAATTCCCGGAACAAGTGTCTCAAGCTGTTCTCTAGTGATTATATAACGTCTATCAACATTCATAAAATTATAAAATTTTTGAAATTTATAAATAAGTTCAAATCTTATTTTTAAAGGAATATGATGAAGATTCAGACCAACGAAATTGTTTAATGATTTTAAAGACGGTCCTATACAATATATAAAAGGAAATTTATCTACATCTTTATTAAATGTTTTTGGATTATAAGAAAATGAATACCAAAAACCGTTTACTATTTTAGATGCATTTTCAAAATTTTTCATTTTCTAAGAAATTCTTTAAATGATGGAATTCTTTTGTGTTTTCTTTTTCTTTTGCGTTTTGTTATACTTAACGGTGTAGAGTAAGTGCCTTTTCCATCTCCACCATTGGGAATGCCTTGATTAAGACCTATATCACCAACACCCATTCCAAAATCTTCTAAAATTATCATATTTTCCTCAAAGTTTACACGCTTCTATCAACCCAAGAGCTTTTCATAAAATCATTGAAATTTTTAGAATGTTCAAGGCCGTCTTTTGTCTTAAAATTGACTACGAGATGATTGAATGATGTCACTATAACTTTAACTGGACAACAGGCCTTTTCTGTGCTAGTGTAATAAATTCCGCCAACATCTATTTTATATCCATAAATCTGAAATTTATCTTCACATGCCGGACAAGCCATTTTAATTTTGCCTCAATATATTGTCTAATGTATCATTTACCTTTTTTACCGTATACCTTTTACTTAATGTTTCTGCATTTGATAGTGCATTCTGAATTCTTGTGTTTGCATCTACGCTTTTCACCCAGCTCATTGAAGATAATTTGGAAAGCTGAGGTTTCAACCATTTTCTCATTTTTGCCATTAGAAGATCAAGGTTTGATATGGCATCATTTTCTTCTTCTGTTTTTGGAGTTTTTATAAGATTTCCTTCTTTGTCTATTAATCCTAGCCTATATGCTTTTAAATCTGTAGGAATTGTCATTATACTTTTAAGAAATATATAAACAAGTACATTATCAATTGTTCTTGAATGTGTACTTAATGAAATTTTTTTATTATCTGTTTTCAAACTTTTTACTATTTCTGTAGCTTCTGAAATTACATTATTTGATTCTAAATCAGCAACGCCAAAAGAAGCATTGACGTAAATTTTATGAAGACTTTTTACTGCATCTTTATCTTTGAGTGCTTCATTTATTCTTTTGTAACACAAAGCTAAAATATCATTCATATTATATTTATAAAAAAGATTGTGGAACTATGTTCCACAATCTTTAAATGTTTGTAATAATTATACTATCGATTCTTCCGCTTGTATCTCGACCATCTCTAGCATCTTTAGGAACAAGTCTAAGAATTTCTGAAGGAACATTAGATAAATCAGGTTTTCCTTCATACTGTTTCCAAGTATCATTTGGCATAAGTCTTCCGTAAACCGGATCATTTATATATTGATTTGGATCTATCATAATGTTTTGTATCTAAAAAGTATCCTTCCTTTTGTCATATCGTAAATAGAAATGCCAACATCAACTTTGTCACCTAAAACAATATGGATGTTGTTTTTTCTAATTTTTCCGCAAATCGTACAACGAATAATTGCATCGTTTTCTAGTTTTACATTGAACATTGCATTTGGAAAGGCTTCTTCAACATAACCTATAGCAACAACTTCGCTGGGATTTACTTTTTCTTTCTTTTCTTTATTCTTAGACTTGTTTTTCATATATTACTTAGTTTTCTTAGCCTTCTTAGATGTCTTTTTTGTTTTAGCTTTCTTTGTTACATTACTCTCGGTTTTCTTTGCCTTAAACTTGAGTGTCATTGGCTTAAGCTTTTCTGTTTCATCAATAAAAGATTTTACATCAGATAAATCCATTGCTGGAGCCGTCTGTAATTTTTCTATATCTATATTGCAATCAGAAGGGCAGTCGTTGTTTTCAATTTGGGTTAATGCATTGGAATTTTCATCCTTTTCGTCATGAATCATATCAAGACATTCTGACGCCATTTGCATATCGGTTTCACAATTACAGATTTTATTATTTTCTTTGTTCTTGAAATAATTTTCTGCGACAATAGCACCCAAAATAACATCAAGTAATAATGCGCACATTAATATAATAAGCATTTTTTATTCTCCTATTTTAGTCTAAAATTGAACCAGCTATATTCATAATGTCTTTTTCTTCATTATTTTCAGTTGATTCTGTTTTTGTTTCGTTTTTCGATTCCATTTGAAACTTTTTACCATCAACATTTTCTTCTTTTGGAAGTTCGTCAATAATACTTGCAGCTTTCATAATGTCATCGTCCATTT